AGGACCAATTTGTTTTCTTCATTAAATTTTTTACAATCCACATCATGCATTTCAAGAAAAGAAAAATGTGCCTTTCTATAATTGTTTCCTTCTATAGATCCACTTTTATAAAATTCACTCATTTTGTCAAATGATTCAGTCACTACATTGACTGTAACTTTAAATCTTTTACGTTTTTCTTGATGTTCATATATTGGATGTTTACTCTTGTATTTTTCCATATTTAAACCAAAATCATTTGCGTACAACTCTCTATCATTCTTGCTGTATTCAAAAATTGATCCTGCTTTATTTAAATTAGTATTTTCATCCAATTTCTTAAAATCTTCAAGCAATTTTAAATGTGCATCTTTATTTAGATATGAATGACATATTGATATATCAGAATAATAATGTGTTTTTGATAAATATTTTTCTTCATCAATTTTATTATTTGAATACTCTTTGTCAAATGCGATTTTCATTAAAGCTTCATTTATTAAATCTAATGGTTTAGATTCAATTGAACTTGGTACAAATGATTTAGCTAAAAATGGTATTGGCGGTTCAAAATTGATTAAAACCCAATTTTCTCCTCCTAAATTGTTTAATTTGTTATTGGTTGATTTATCATTTTCTGTAATTTCAGAAAAAGTAATATAAGCGTCTAACCTCAATGATTTATATTTTCTTTCTTCTGTTAAACTAATATTTAAATCCAATATTCTTGGTTGCGAAAAATCTAGAATATCAATTTTTAAGTTTATACCTTGTACGTAATCATCAAATAATTGAGCATGTGTCAACTCAAGTCCGGATGTTTTGCTTTTAATTTTTTCATCGTCCAATTTTAAAGTTTTATCTGATACTGAAGTTTTATCATCACCGTCAACAATTTCATTGTCGTCATCTTTTTCGTCTTCTGATTCAATAGATTTATTATCTAATTCTTCATCGTAATCAGATTCATATAACTCAGAAGCATCACTCAATTCGGAATCACTTTGATCACTTTCTGAATCCTTAATTACACTCAAGTCATGGTATTTCAAGTTTTTCTCTTCGTGCAAAGATATGCATAAATGACAATTCAAAGATAATCCATATTTTTCAACGAATCTGTCATGACTATTTGGTATTCCGGGTTGTTCTAAACATCCTACATGATTTACATAATCATCGATTGATACGTTAAGTTCTGTACCATCTGGAGAAGCAAACAATCCAATTGGAGGTTTCAAACAGTTATTACAATAATCTACAGGCATAAATATTAATTTACGACTTTTAATATAGACGTATTGATCGAATTGAACTTCGTCAGTTCTCAAATTAGTCATTGATTTTTCAACAAGTTTGGTGTTTTTGCAATTGTAACAAACACCATCTTTGACCAGATCTTCTAAAGAACATTTAATGCAACATCCAACAATGTAATCCGTTTGAAACACTTTTTCTTTGTTACTATCTAAACTTCTTGTTATCAACCATCGGTTAGCATAAGTACCAAGAACTTCACTAAATGCTGGGATTGTTAAACAACTTTTCCAGTAACTTAAGATGTAAAACTCCTTATCCATCGAAACGATATAACCATAACTATTTAAGCCAACAACTGCACAATCTTCAATCATACAACTATAATCTATTCCATCCCAAATTCCATTATATGTTAGATTTAATGGAACTTCTTTAAAAGATATATCATTGGCTTCGCATAGTGTTTTAATTTTAACATTGTTCGAAACATGTTTAATAAAATTTAAATTATGACTGTCAAAAACTACTTTATTAGTTTTATCAAAACTAATAAATTTCAATAATGAAACATTTTTGATAGTTATATTGCAATTAATACAATTGGCTATTACATTGAGAGTTTTAATATTAACTAAATCCAATAGTACATTACAATTAATACAAGTTGTTAACCAGTTTACTTCTGAACAAGTAATGTTTTCACCACTAATTACAGTGTCATCATGCATTTTAACACCTATCACATTAAGACCGTATGCGCTCTTTGCAGTGTAACAAACAAAATTTTCAAAAAACTTTTTATTAGATATGGATACCAATTTGCAAGGCAATCCAAAACCGTGTTTTGTGCATGTTTCATGATACAATGTAGTTCCATCTTGAGCATCAGGTCTGATATCTACTCCACTATTTACTAATTCTTCTACAAGAAAAATTAAGGTTGAATTCATACATTCAACACAATCTGTGTGATATGTAAAATAAGCTCCTTTGGTTTGAACCAATTTGAATTTATGTATATTGGTATTAGTCCAATTAAACATATAAGCATATACATTTTTAATATATTTGTTATTGCATTTTAAAATTGGTTCTTCTTGATTAAACAAAGTAGGAGATAACCTGTCAAGATTGTTCAAAAAATTTGATAAAACTCCAGATAAAACTCCAGATTTTTCTGCACCACTTTGCAATAACTCTCTAGCTGATTCAATAATTCCAGATTTTGTAACCAAATTTCCTATTAACAAATTCCAGGAATCGTCAAGAGCAGTAGTTATTGCGTTGTCTTTAACTTTCAACAAACTGTATTTTCTCTGCTCATTTTGAAACATAATAAAAGCCAATCTAGTGTGTTTTCCCATAGTATAAGCATTCAACTTGAACTCACTTTCAATAGTGGTTGTTGAGAATATGTAGCTGTTTAATAAAGTTCTTGCGTAAATTTTAAGATCATCTAAATCTCTATCTGTTTTTAGCAAATTTTTCATTAATTTCGACAAAATATTGCGATCAAAGAAGTCACCTTTAACATTCAATATGTCCCTAGTTGTTACAGCCACTTCTGGATCCAATATAATTGTAGGATATTCAATGTATATTAAATTTTGAATATTAGGACTTGGTGCCATCCACAAGGCTGTTCCTGCTTTAACTATTTTATAAATGACTATATCACCAATTTGTTTTACTGTGTGAAACATTAAAGCTCCGAAATTTGTAGAATAAACCATTCCTCGTTCGCAACTTAGTTGTAATTTTTCATTAATTGGGTCAACAATTGCTTCATCTTCACTTTCATTTATCAGAACTTTGTTTACTTTCTTAATGATTTTAAAATTCCAACAATAAATTGAAGAATATTTAGTGGTTAAAGCTCCTATGGTATCACTAGACATGTTGTTTATGC